AACTCCCGCAAGGCCATCTAACGCACTGCCCGGCTCACACCGGGCGAAATCCACCACAAGGGAGCACACATGGAAGTCACTAAGATGCAGTGGGAAGCGATGGAAGCCTCGCTCGCGAACGACGAGTCGAGCACGGACGAAGAACTGGAAAACCACTTCGTTGCGGAAATGGGCGTCACCATCGAAATCGCGCAGTTTGCCGTCATCCATCGCGACGCCTTCCTGAATCAAGACCTGAATAATCCGCCGTCGCTGTCCGACCTGTGGCGCGGCGGTAGCATCGCGGGCGAAGCGCGCGCCGAACGTTGCCTCTCGCCCGGCTACGGCTCCTAAGACAACCCGCCCGGTCACGCGCCGGGCATCACACGAGCACACAACAATGGCACTCGACCTATCCAAAATCCCGGCGCACATCAAGCAAGACGTGCGTGAGCGCGGGCACTCCGACGAAGCAATGGCCGCGATGACGCCGCGCGAATTCTTCTCGGAATACTGCAACTGGAACGGCCTCATTCGTTGGGGCGACACGCTGTTTTCTGCCGTCGAAGCGTGCCAGAAAGCGGGCAAGTAACAACCCCGCCCGGCCTGCGCGCCGGGCATCACAACGAGCACATCATGACGACTATTTGCTGCCCCGCCTGCGATTGGACCGGACGCCACTACGAAACGGGCGAACTCACGAACGCGCAACTGCGCGCCTTGAAACCCGGTACACCGGTTCCTTTCGGCGCGTGCCCGCTGTGCGCGACGCCGCTCGTGACGGGCGAAGTCTTCGAGACGGACGACCTCCACCCTGAATTCAATTGGAATGCGGGCCGCGCCGAACGCGCGAACCTCACGCAGTATCAACGTGACTGCCTCTTGCGCGCGCTGTCGCTTCTCGTGCCCGATCATCCGGGCTTCACCGGCTCGAAAGAAATCGCCGTCGCGTTCCGCTCGACCATCGCGAGCGAAATTACTATCGACTGCCCGCCGTCCAACCGGCTCACGCTCGCGCCCTACCTGCAATCATGGGTCGTGCCTGTGCTCGTCGGCGCGCTCTACGGCGAGCCGTTTCCGGGTCATCGCCGCTATGTCGCCGACGACGCTGCGCGCGTGCGCAACGCCCTGAAGACCGCGCGCATCGAAGCGGAACACGAAGCGCGCATTGACGAAGCAAACGACTTTCGGGCGGTCGAGCGATGAAAATTGACGAGAAGTTCAACAAGCGCGGCGCGAACCTGATTGAAGTTCAAACGCCGTCGGTTCGCGGCGGGCCGCAATACGCGCTCGGCTTGGTCGCGGAATTCTTCAGGCTTCCGGGCGACGCCGATCACAGCACGATCAAGCTGCACATGACGCCGGGCGAAGCCCTGCACTTTGCCGAAGAACTCATTAAGGCCGCGCGCATCGAACTGCGGGGCAGACTGTGAAGCCGCTGAAGGTCTTTGACTGCAATTACGACGGCCGCGTGGCGCGCGGTGTATGCACAACCACGCAAAAGCGCGCACTCGAACTGCTCGGCATTTCGGCGCACACGTTCCGCACCTATGGCATCGCGCGCGACTGGATAGCCGAAGGCGACGCGGACCTGCGTGCCGCGCCGCACGTCCCGATGGAAGCGCGCATTAGCTCGCCGTCGAAGCGGTGGTATCCGCTCGATACGTTCCGCCAGTTCGCCATCTACGAGAACGAATGCAAGCGCGCGGGCACGCCCGCGCTCGTGTTCGATGACTGGTTCAACCAACGAAAGGAGACTGAAGCATGACCACAATTCGAAAGGGATGAAACCCTCATGTAATGTTAGTCAACGCTCCTTTCATTAGCCGGAAATATGGCAAGTTCCAATCGGGCGGGCGTAACCCGCCCGAAAGCTGATTCAAAAGACCAACGCAGCATAAAAAGGAATAAGAAATGCGCGCAACCTACTCTTACGCCTGTGAGCAAGGCGTGCATGTGTTGACGGACGAAAACGGCAGCGTGACGCTCGTGAGCGAAATCGAGTGCGCCATCGGCGATCTGCGGGCATCGGGCGCGGACCTCACCCTTCCGGTTATCTGCCGCGACGCGCTCGGCTATTACGAGCGCGTGCTTGTCGAGAACGGCGAGTTTGCTTCCCTGCTGCCGCTCGACACGAAAGACCGCGCGACGGCGGTCCGCACCGTGCAAAGCATCAAGTCGCTGTCCCCTCAAAATGTCTGACATGGCTGCATTTATCGCCTAGTTGCCGTTGCCGCGCGCCGCATCCTCCTGCTATCGTATGAATACGTTCTGCGGTTCTGTGGTGGTGCTGCCGGGCGATTGCCGCTTGTGTTGCGTTCTGTTTTGATCCAGATTTTGAGGCCAGTTACGCCCCGCCCCGCGCGGGGCTTTTTTTTGACCGCACGGCATAGGAAAACGCGCGGGCGGCTTGCGCCAAGCGGCGGCGATGATGAACGCTGTTCTCATATCGTCCAACGCCATGTCCACGCCGACCGAAAAGAAGCCTTCGGGCTTTGCCAAAATCAAAGCCCTGTTCGCCTCTAAGGGCGTCAACGCCGCTGAGATTGGCGATGCCGAACAACAGGACGCGCTCACCGATGGCCTGACTATCTCGATGCTGCTCGGTGCGGGCCGCACGACCGCGCGCAACCGACTTCAGATTTACCAGAAGCGCATCGAAATGATCGGCGACCCGATTATTTCGACCGCCCTGCGCCTGCATGTGACCGCCGCGCTTGGCGGGCACGAGACGAGCGGCGACACGGTGTTTATCGAAGCGAAGAACGACGCGAAGAACGACAAGAACAAGAAAAAAATCGTTGAGGAAATCGCCAAAGACCTGTGTCCGATTTTCAACCGCATCGCCTATACCGTGGCCTTCAATGGCGCGGGCTTCGGCGACGCCTACGGGCGCATCTACACGGCGGGCAAATTGGGCGTGGTAGACGTCTACGCCGACGAACTGGTTCATCCGTCGATGATTACCGCCTACGAGCGGGGCAATACGACAATGGGCTTCGTCGCGGCGAGCGGGCCGAAATCGACCGTGCGCCTGACCCTGTTCCAGATGGCCCGGCTCAAAATGCCGCGCATGATCTACGTTCCGCAGGTCCGCGCGATGGAAAAGGCCATTCGCACCGCGCTCGATACGGACGATATCAACGCCCTGCCGTTCATGCCGTCGCTCGTGGGCGGCTCCTTTCTCGATGCCGCCGAAGGCCCCTATGACGCGCTGCAAGCGGCCATGACCGGCTTGGTCGGACAGCGCGTGCTGGACTCCATTGACGAGTCGATGATGACGGTCAACATGGACGGCATGACCAAGGAACAGCGCGGCGCGTTCATGGACAACATGAAAGCGATTCTGCGCGCGTCGAAAGAGCGCGCGGAAAACGCCATCAAAAAGGGCCGTCCGGTTCTCGAACGCATCTATCACCTGATTCCGACTTGGGGCGACAAGCAAATGACCGCCCTGAACGGGTCACTCGCGACGGGCAGCGGGCGCGGCCAGTCGGGAACGCTGTCGATTGAAGACGTGCTCTTTTACGCGAAGCTGCTGTCGGGCGCGCTTGGCGTCGATCTGTCGATGCTTGGCTTCTCCGAACTGCTGTCGGGCGGGCTTGGCGATGGCGGGTTCTTCCGCACGAGCGCGCAGGCGGCGGAACGCTCGCGCCTGATTCGCGTGGGCTTGTCCGAGTTCTTCAATCACATCATCGACGTCCATACCCAATTCAAGTACGGCTTGGTGTTCCCGCCTGACGAACGTCCGTGGGAAGTCAATTTCTACGGCACCATCAGCGCGCTCGAAAGCGAGAAACAGAAGACCCGCACCGAAGCACAGAATACCGGCGCGCTGCTGCTGCAATCGCTCGAAAGCATCAAGAACCTCGGCATCAAAGACCCGAAGGCCATCGAAGAAATTCTCGCGAAAATCATGTTGCTGGACGAAGACCAAGCCAAGGTCATCACGAAGGCGATCATCGAAGCGATCAAGGCGGGCGAAGAACAGGACGCGGACGGCGGCGGCTTTGGCGGCGGCGGCGCGGGCGACGGCGGGCCGGTCGGCAACGCGGGCGGACCGCCTGCGCCTGCCTTGCCGAAGGCGAAGCCGAAGAAGAAGGAACCCGCGCCTGAAGACGAGGAAACCGCCTAATGTCGATCTTTGACGAAGTGGAAAACCGGGTCGTCCAATCGACGTCTTCGAGC